CCGAGAGGGAGTGGCCGACGCAGTGCATGACACCCACATGTTAAAACATGTGTTCAAATACCAAAGGAGCTGGGTAGTTCTTGAGTCCTCCCAAAACACGTAGTCGCAGTACCGATACCGATTTCGGTAGAGGTAATGTGACGTCATCGAACTATATTAAAACTGGCCTCTCGCGAGGTCAGACTTTTAAGTCTAGTTCGAACGTGCAATGGGGGAAACTCAAGGGGGCACAGACAACTGTGTCGGAGGGTCATCCTTTCAATAGCCGAGATAAATCTCAGCTTGGGGATGTGGGAGGCGAATTCTATACTACGCGTCAGTACGTTGCCAAATTTGGCAGCGGTACTTTTCACGTGATATCAGAAGACGCCGACCAGATCACTACCGATGTTTACACCGGTCCGATCACCCCGGTTAACCCTGTAACGCTGTCATATCCTCCTACCTTGGAGACCTCCACTTCGGAGCTCAATAAGATAGGAGCGACAGCGATTTCCAGGTGTAAACCGACCAACTCAGTGGCAGACGCCTCAGTCTTTCTGGGCGAGCTTCTCAAGGACGGTCTCCCTGCTATCGCAGGGCACCGAACTTGGAAAGCGAGAACTCGCCGGGCTCAAGAAGCCGCGGGTGAGTATCTCAACGTCCAGTTTGGCTGGCAGCCTCTCGTAAACGACGTGCGTAAGTTTTCATACGCCGTCAATCATGCTCACAAGGTTTTAAGCCAATATGAGCGTGATAACGGAAGGCCTGTTAGGCGAACCTACCGCTTCCCTACCCAACGCAGCGTCACCGAAATCATATGGGCCGGAAACGCCCGGGTGTTGTTACAGCCCGGGTATTCTAGCTTCTATGCTGGTGCACCTGCAGGGGTCGTGCTTCGTAGACGTGAGACTCTACGCAATCAGTGGTTCTCCGGTTGCTTTACTTACCACATGCCGACGGGCGGTAACGCTCGTTCGGCTATGGGTCGGTATGCATTGGAGGCCAAGAAACTTCTTGGCATTTCACTGACGCCAGATACTCTCTGGAATCTCGCCCCCTGGAGCTGGACTGTCGACTGGTTTTCTAACACTGGAGACGTTGTCTCCAATCTTAGTGACTGGGCAACCGATGGTCTGGTTATGCGGTATGGATATCTGATGGAACATACCATCGTTAAGGATACCTACCACATGTACGGAACTGGTAGTAAATCAGTTCCGTCATGTCCTCCTCTCGTACTCGTCACAGAGACGAAATTGCGGAAGAGGGCAAACCCCTTTGGTTTTGGCCTTACTTGGAACGGACTTAGTGCCGTCCAACTGGCCATCCTGGGTGCTCTCGGTATTTCCCGGAGTTCCTAGGCAGTTATTCACTGCTGTCAAAACACCAGGTAGCCCGAAAGCTACCAGAGAAGGAGCACGCCTATGGCGTTTTCAGACCCTCAGTCCATCACAATCAGTGCGGTCACTACGCCGCTGCCTAGGACTTCCGTCCAGGCAAACGCGAGTGAGTACACTAGTGCGGATGGGCTGATTAAGCTCAGCGCTTCCTCCACCTACGGGCGGAGGTCTCGCCGAGTTCTTCGGGTTGACCATTCGAAGATCACCTCGGATCCGTTCCTTCCGGCTCAGAATACCAAAGTTTCGATGAGTAACTACATCGTCTTTGACATTCCGCCGGTCGGTTACACGAATACCGAGGCCCTTGCGGTTTACACGGGTTTCAAGACCCTGTTCACCGCAACCTCCGATGCGCTCATCACCAAGTTGCTTGGCGGTGAGTCGTAAACGAAGAAAGGGACGATCTTCCTCGTAAGACTCGGGAATTCGGGCTCTTTTGGTCGGCGGTACTTCTTGTACTCGTCGTCTACTGGAGCTTGATTCTCGGAGTCTTGGTCATTTGGCTGGACTATCATGATAGTTCTATCATGATTGGACGATGGATCTACCGTATCATTGATACGGGGATCTACATCCTAATCAGCCAAATCTGAGACCAGTCGTAGGCTAGGATAAGCAACCTCTATTAGGAGGGCTTATGAAAAGCCTATTGCTGCTCTGGCAAAGGCTCGCACAGGAATGTGCGAGTAGATGTCACACTAGCGCCACCATGGACTTTAAAACAGTCCAGGTGCGTGTCGAACATGAGGGCTTCTCGTTTTTGACGATTAGCCTGGCTAACTTTGGAAAGGACCTCCAAAAAGGTCTCGACCAAGGTTATGTCGATCGACGTCTTTTCACCGGTTTCCGGTGGAAAGGAGGTCTCCCCCTATTTCTAGGAGGTTTCCTCGATCGTGTGTTCGACCGCTATAGTGGTGTTCTGCTGGAAGATCCATGCATTGATTCAATCATCGCTCTACGTCAGCTTTCGCTGATGTTTAGCAAGATTGCTCTCGACTGTTCTCCGGAACGGAAAAGAGCCGCTTTGCGTGGTTTCATCCAGTGCGAACAGGATGTCCGTTTGAACGATTCTAGGCTAAACCCCATTGATTTGGAGGCTTTCCATAGAATTAGTTCACTCCTGTTTAGGAAAATGTTCACACGTATAGACCATGAGGTCTATAACATGGAAATTGTTCCTAAGCATGGACCAGGCAAAACAGCTGATGGCCTTCTCGGAAACGAGAAGTACATCCAAACTGTCTGGCCCGCTCGATTGGAGGCGATATTCCCCGCTGGGGAATTTCTACTCCCCAACTGGAGTTATTATAGCCAGTTGGACGAGATAGACATCCTGGATCCCGGAAAAGAGCTACCAGTTAAAGTAGTTCTTGTTCCTAAAACGATGAAGACACCGCGAGTAATCGCTATGGAACCGACCTGTATGCAATATGCACAACAGGCGCTCCGTAGCGCGTTCTACGATTACGTTAAAGGAGATAAACTCCTTAATCGTATGATCGGATTTGATAACCAAGAGCCTAATCAACTCTTGGCCCAAAAGGGCTCCAGTGATGGGTCCCTTGCGACACTCGATTTGAGTGAAGCGTCCGATCGTGTCTCCAATCAGCTAGTAAGGACCATGTTCAAAAACCACCGCTGGTTGAATGCGGCGGTTGATGCAACAAGGTCCCGAAAAGCTGTCGTAGGTAGCGAGAGTTTGGGTTTAAAACCCCAAACAGTTCGTCTCGCTAAATACGCGTCTATGGGATCGGCTCTCTGTTTTCCCGTTGAGGCTATGGTCTTTTTGACCCTAGTCTTTCTGGGAATTGAAAATAGCAGAGAGTCCGGAACACCCCTTACACCAGAAGAGATAAAATCTCTCTCTGGGAAGGTGCGTGTCTACGGAGACGATATTATCGTCCCTGTAGAATATGTGTCGTCCGTTGTATCTGTTCTAGAGACTTTTGGGTCTGTAGTTAACAGAGGCAAGTCTTACTGGAACGGTAAGTTCCGGGAGTCTTGCGGTAAGGAGTACTTTGATGGCCATGACGTTTCTATTGTCAAGGTCAGACAAGAATTCCCTACACAACGGCAGGACGCTACCAGAGTCAACGCGATGGTGGAACTCAGGAACCAGTTGTACTTCGCTGGTTACTGGGACACCGCACGTTGGTTGGATGGTCGAATTTCCGGGATGCTTAAGCATTATCCGGTGGTTCTGCCATCTTCTCCGGTGTTGGGTAGACACTCCTTTCTTGGGTATGAAACCCAGGTTATGGATGTTGACACTCACAGCCCTAAGGTTAAGGGCTGGGTGCTGTCCTCCAGGATCCCTAAGCGTTCGCTTAGTGATTCAGGAGCCCTTCTCAAATGCCTCCTTCCTGCGGCGCAGTCAGCCCAATCGAACATGCGAATGTTCGGGCAAGCTGACTTGCAATACAGGGCATTGGATTTGCCATCCAGTGTTGATGAGGACCATTTGGAACGTTCTGGACGTCCCTTAGTCGTCGACATCAAACTAAGGATGGCCTCTCCGTATTAGTGGAGAGGTGGGCCGCAAGGCCCGGGTGGGGG